AAGCGATCCATAAAGATAAACGTCCGGGTTATTGGTCAACAGCCAGTTGGTGTCATCGTCCGCCGACAGCGCCGTAACCTTGGCGTAATAGGTAATCTCGCCCGTGTAGGATGTGCTGGGCGTCGGGAACAGTTCGATGTCGGTCCCGTTGTGGGCGAAGTAAACGGGCGCGTCCGTCGTGTTGTCGATGGCCGTCCGATACCGCGTCAGGTCGTCCATGCTGATTTGCGTCAGCACCCGGATCGGGCTGGCGTCCATCGTGATGCGGATCGTTTCCAGCCAATCGGCAGGCAGGGCTTCGAACTGCGCGTCAATCGTCAGGCTGCCCCGCGTGATCTGGCGGTGCGAGCGGATCTTGCGGTTGAATTGCGCCTGGGCCAGCGAGACAAACTGCGGGATGACCGAGGTAAGGTCGTCCCTGTTTAAAGTGTCCGCGATGGCCGTCTTCAGCGTGCCGAAGTTCGTGATGGTCATACTGCAAGCTCCGTGATCTGGACGCCACCCCAACCGCCGCTAAGATCGCGCGTTTGGTTCTTGACGCGCTTTTCGTCAGCAAGCCATTCCCTTAGGTTGGAAAACTCGGTTTCAGAAGCGGGCCTAACGCTCTCAATCTCGGCGAAATAATTGACCAATTGCAGCATCATGTCTGCATCTGGACCAAAGACAGCAATATTGTCTGGGCCGTAGTCTTCGTATGTGTTGAGCATGTAGCCGATAGTGGTCATTTTCCGCCCTTAGCCTTCATCATGCACTTGCCCATGGCTTTGCACTTGGTCGGGTTCGGGCAGCCCTTGCAGGGCTTGAATACTGGGGCTTTCATTTCTTAGCCTTTCCTGCCTGGCTCAGCGCGATGGCGACAGCCTGCTTGCGCGACTTGACGATCGGCGCCTTCTTCGGTCCCTTCGGGTCAACGCCCGCGTGCAGCGTGCCCTTCTTGAACTCGCCCATGGCCTTGGAGACTTTGGCGTCGGCTTTGGTTGGCTTTTTCATTGGGGGCCTCGCTGAAGGATTGCCGCTACCCTAGCACAATTATAGCACGCCCTTCAAGTTTCTGCGCAGGGGCGTCTTCCAGTCGTCCTCGACGGGCCGATAGCCGACGAACAGATACCGTGCGCTGTCGGCGCAGTGCGAGTTATGGTCATGTCTGGGCCGTGATCGCCATGTCTTGGACCGTTCGTCCCAATCGCGCTGATACTGCCGCAGCGCCTCGGCGAACCGGATCAGCTTGCTGTCGATGAACGTGCGCGCCAGCCCGTTGCGCACGGCCTGAATGCCGTCCTCGATCGGGATGTTCGGGGCAATGATGATGTTCCGCAGCCCAAGGCCCTCAAGCGTCTCGACCCGGGACAGACCGCTTCCCAGTTCGCGCACACGGGCATCGTGCGGCAAGACGTGGGTCAGGTAGGTGTAGGGCTTCTCGGACATCAGGCGGGCGTAATGGGCCAGCCCGTGGCCGCTGTCCTCGATGTGGTCGATGATGCGAACCTCGTTGCCGACGAACTGCGCGAAGATGATCGAGGTGGAGTCGTCCATCCCTAGGTCCCATGCCGTCACAACGCCAACCTGCGGCTCCGGGATGATGTTCCTGATCCGACCATCGGCGGTCAGTTGCTTCATCTCCTTGCCGTAGTAAGCCCCGATGATGGCCGCCTCAAAGCTGCATTCGAACTCTTGGTCATACCGATCCGGGCCGATGGTCTTCAGCGCGTCGTTCAGTTCGATCTGTGGGATAACGAGCGTTTCTGACGCGGGCAGGACAAGCGTGAACCAGTTATCGTCGCGCGTGGCCTTGTCGTAGATTTCCCAGAACTCGTTCTTGCCTTTCGGCGTGCCGATGAACGTGGCACGGCCCTGCCGATCGGCCAGTGCTGGGCGGATGACGGTCGGCCATGCGTTCGCCGGGAAGTCTGCGGGCTCGTCCAGTACAACGTCATCGAAATACAGGCCGCGCATCGAGTCGTAGTTGTCGGCGCCAAACAGGCGCAGGCGCGCACCGTTCGGGAAGTCTGCCCGCAGTTCGCTTTCGTTGTAGGACATGCCGGGGATCGGCGCGGTGAACTGCTTGATGTAATCCCAGCTAATCGCCTTGGCTTGGTTGTAGTACGGCGCGATGTAGCCGCAGCGCACGTTCTCGCGTGGCGTCGTGATGGCGGCCCGGATCAGGTCGTTGATCGCGCCTACGGTCTTACCGAACCGGCGATGGGCCACAATGCAGGCAAACCGCTCCTTCCGATCGTGGAACGGCTGAAGCTGCTTGCGCGGCGCGTAGGGGATTTCAATTGTCGGCATTTTTCCAGTGGATGGTCAGCGGGCCATCGTTGCTGGTCAGGTTGACGTCCTGCTTTTCACGCCAGCCCGCGCGGGTTTTCATCCAGAACATGGCTGCGGCCTTGCAGTCGCCGTGCGTTGCGCCCTTGGCGATAGCCTGCCCGCTGGCCAGGCTGAACAGATATTTCCCGACTGTGGCGTTTGCCTTTATGGCCGAAACGTTCAGTTCCGTTTCGTAATGCTTGCGCAAGGTGACGTGCGAAACCCCGATGTAGGTGCCGATGTCCTCTTGCGTCATGCCAAAGGACGCAAGCGCCCTTACCTCGGCGCGGGTTTCGTCGGTTGGCTTGTGAGGATGATTGCTCATGCTGCCACCCGCTCGGCCTTCAGTTCGCCGAAAGCCTGCCCCGTGGATTCAAGCGTTGCCGCCTGCCCGGTGAAGTCCTGCCAGCGGGTGATGATGACGTCGCAGTATTTTGGGTCGAGTTCCATGAGGCGGGCCATGCGGCCGTGCTTTTCTGCGGCGATGGCGGTCGTTCCTGATCCCGCAAAGCTGTCTAGAATCAAATCACTGCCCTTGGTGTTGTTCAGCATTTGGTATTCGAACAACTCCACCGGCTTCATGGTTGGGTGTTCCCCGTTCCGCGTTGGCTTAGCAAACTCGAGGATGGTTGTTTGCTTGCGGTCGGTGGCCCAAAGATGCGCGGCCCCGTCCTTCCAGCCGTAAAGGCATGGCTCATGCATCCAGTGATAATCTTGCCTGCCCATGACGAGACTGGACTTCTTCCAAATCAAACACTGGCGGATGGTCCAGCCAATGTCAGACGCGGCGCCCCGGAAATTGTACCCCTCCAAGTCCGCGTGCCAAATGTAGAACACTGCGCCCTTCTTCATCACCGCATCGGCGGCAGAATATGAGTCGCGGAGAAACTGGCGGAACGCGTCGTTCCCCATGCTGTCGTTCTTGATCGTCAGCTTTTCTTTTGTGCCACCCTCGTAGGCCACGTTGTAGGGCGGGTCGGTCAGCCACATGTCAACAAGCTGGCCGTCGCAGAGTTTCTCGAGGTGGTCGATGCTGGTGCTATCCCCGCACATCAGCCGGTGCCGCCCCAGCAGCCAAACGTCGCCCTCTACCGTCACGGGGGTGGCAGGCACGTCAGGCACCGCGTCGTCGTCGGTCAGGCCCTCAGCTGGCTCTGCGAGGAAGTTTGCGAGTTCGTCGTCATCGAAGCCGGTCAGGGATAAATCAAAATCCATCTCCTTGAGGTCAAGGATTTCCACCTTGAGCAGGTCGATGTCCCATTCGGCCAACTCGGCCACCTTGTTGACGCTCAAGCGAAAGGCCTTGATCTGGGATTCGCTCATGTCGTCTGCGAGAATCACGGGGACTTCATCGAGGCCCAGCTTTTTGGCGGCTTTGAGGCGCAGGTGCCCGTCCACAACGGTTCCGTCGGACTTTGCGACGATGGGCACGCGGAACCCGAACTCACGAATGGCTGCCGCAACCTTATCCACGGCATGATCGTTTTTGCGAGGGTTTCGTGCGTAATCGATGCAACGATCGATCTTCCAAACTTCGAACTGTAAACTCACGTCAGCCTCTCATCTCGGCGCGTCTTGCCGGTGGATTGAGTTTGCACCTTACAAGAAATCGGTCAAACAGTCGAGGGCGCCATTTCGCCAGCCAGGGCGAGGTAGCCAACTCCGTCAATTGGGTTTTCCATGTTGCTTGGGTTTCCCTTGGCCCGGGCCACCTTGAACAGCGCCATCATCATCCCGACGTCGTATGCCGTCACAGGCGCGCTGAGGCGGCCGCCCAGCCACCAGTTCCATGCCTGCGCTATCTCGCCAAAGGTATTCTCGGCATTGCCGTGTACGGCCGCCCTGTCGACGGTAACGCATGCCTTCGCAGTATCGAGGATCTCGGACCGATTCATGGGTGGCTCTCGTTCGGGGGAAAGGCGCCCAGGCACTGGTGGCCTGGGCTGAGGTGCCGCGAGGGAGGTCGCATGCAGGGATCATGCCTGCGCTTGGTGGGGCGCGTCAAGGGCGGTCATTAATCATAAAAACCGGGAACCCTCTAGGGACCCTGACAGTAGGAAGTAGCTGCCTACCCTCTTATAGTTTGAAAGAAAAAAACCCCTTATTATATAGAAGGGCCTCAGACCCCTTGTTTCACTGGGGTTTTGCGACCGACCTTGTTTGATCGTCAGCCATTAAATTTTACTAAACCTGCAAAATCCGGCGGCTGAGATTTCCGGCCCCGACTAAGTTCAAACCCTTTGTCGCTTGCCCGGCCACGAACTTTGACCTATGGATGAATTTGGGCCAGCGCTGCGCAAACAGCCTGGCCCGTGATCGAAACCCAACCTTGGAGAGGATCGCTTCGATGAAGAAGCTTTTACACGCACCGCCTGCTCCCGACAAGAAGGCCGTCGTCAAGCTTGAGTGGCTTCCGCCCAAGCAGAAGTGGCAGTGCTCTCTTGCCGTCGATGGCAAGCCGCCCGTGACCTTCGGAAGCTGGAAGTTCTTGGAGAGCGCGTTCGCGGATGTGCTTGCGGAGGTTGGACGCCATGAGTGACACCCACGCCATGGCCTTGGCCTATGCGGATGCTGGCTGGGCGCTTGTCGCCATTCCGGCGGGCAGCAAGGCCCCCACCACATTCGGGTGGTCAACGCAGCCCACCAGCCCATCGCACTGGGCCGAGTGCCCGACCCACAACATCGGGGTGCTGCACAGCCTGAGCGGCACGGTTGCGCTGGACATTGACCACATGGCCAACACGCGGATGATCATGGAGGCGATGAACATCGACCTTGATGCCATCCTTGCGTCTGCCCCGCGGATCGTTGGTCGCCCGGATCGGGGCAAGGTTCTGTTTCGTGCGCCTGCCGGGGAAATGCTGACGACCCGCAAGATCAGTTGGCCGGTGGACGGCGATCCGCGCAAGACCGAGGTGGTGTTTGAACTGCGCGCAGGCTCGGTTCAGGACGTGCTGCCGCCCTCGATTCACCCGGACACGGGCAACCCATACACCTGGGCCGGGGCCGATTGGCACAGCCCGCCGGAGATACCCGAGCAGCTTTTGATGATGTGGCGCGAGTGGGACCGGTTTCGCCCGCAGATGATGAGCGTCTGCCCGTGGATCAGAACGCCCGAGTTTCGCCCACCAGCCGCCAAGAGCCGTAAAATCGGCACTGAGGGGGCAAGCGTCATCGGGGCATACAACGATGCCGTTTCCATCACCTCGGCCCTGGAGGAGGCTGGTTACCGCCGCTATGGGTCGCGGTGGCTCAGCCCGAACAGCACCAGCCGCATTCCGGGGGTGATTCTGTTCGACGACGGGCGCGCCTACAGCCACCACGCCAGCGATCCGTTTGACCCGGCGCACAGCTTCGACTCCTTCGAGGTGTTCTGCCAATATCAGCACATGGGCAACGCATCCGCGGCGGTGAAGGCGGCGGCAGACATGCTGCAGCTGAGTTCGCTGCCCTCGGGCCCGACCGAGGAAGACCGCGAGGCCATACGCCACGGAGCGGCCGTCTGGGAGGCCATCCGCAAAAAGCCGGAGGATGGTGAGGACGACGCCATACCCAAGCACCTGCTGAGCGTGCCAGGCGTTCTGGGGGACGCCGTGACCTTCTCGGCAAAGACCTGCATCAAGCGCCAGCCGCAATTCGACGTGCAGACGGCACTGGCGCTTGGATCGGTTGCGATGGGCCGGCGCTTTACGACCTGCCACCGAAATATGACCGGGCTGTATTTTCTCAACATTGGCAAGACCGGATCCGGCAAGGAGCACGCCAACACGGTGATTGAGGATTTCCTTGAAGCGGCTGGGGCGCATAATTTGGTGGGCCCGAACGGCTACACCTCGTCGGCCGGCGTTTTGTCATCGCTGCGGGACAAGCCCACGCACATTGCGGTGATTGACGAGTTTGGCGCCATGCTGGCCTCCGCAGGGGCGAACGGCAATCAGCACAAGAAAGACGCGCTGACGATGCTGATGCAGGCCTTTGGCCGGCAGAACAAGACGTTGCGCAACGTGGGTTACGCCACGATGCAGATGACCGAGGGGCAAAAGAAGTCCCTGAACATCGAAATCAAATCGCCGTCGGTCACGGTTTTGGGCATGACCACGCCCGAGACGTTTTACGAGGCGATTGGGTCTAAGGACGTGGCCAGCGGGTTCCTGAACAGGTTTCTGATTGTTGAGAGCAAACGGAAGCGGGAAATGTCCCGCGTTCCGGCGATGGTTGAGCCGCCCAAGAGCGTTGTGGATTGGGTCAGGGCTGCGGCATCTGCTTGCGCAGAGGAGGCGGGTGATCTGCAGGGGCACGGCCCTGAGTTTCCGCCGGAGCCGATCTTGGTTCCGTTCAGCAAGCCCGCCCAAGACCTGTTCAGGGCCTACGAGAAAAGGCTGAATGACTGGCAGGACTCGACCACACCCGTTGCTGCCGACATGCTCAACCGCACGCGAGAGATTGCCATGCGGCTGAGTTTGATCGTGGCTCACAGCCTGGGCGACAAGGAAATCACCGAGGCCGCTGCGCAGTGGGCGATTGATTACGTTGATTTCTACGCCAAGCAGACGGTGGACGCGATGCACCTGCACCTGGCCGAAGGCGAGACGGACGGCCTTCGCAAGAAGGTGGCGGACGCAATCATGGCATCCGGATCGGTTGGGCTGACGATGCGGGAATTGATTCTGAGCGTGCCAAAGCTGGGCAACCAGAAAAAGCACGAACGGGACGGCCTGCTGCAGATGGTCTGCACAGATTACCCGATCGAGCGGATGGTTTCCAAAACAGAAAGCGGCAAGGGCCGCCCGTCAATCATCCATCGGATGATACAACCGGAGTCGTAAAGTAGGCCGACAGCTTGCGCAGGGTGGCGAGGGTAATGCCTTCCTCGCCATCCGCAACGCGCTTGACGGTGGGGTAGGACAGGCCCGATTTCTCCGCAACAATGGTGAGCCGGCGGTCGGCCAGACGGTCCCGAATCTCTGCGATGCTCAACATTTTTATTCTCCCAGTTAAAGTTCGCGCTTGCAATCTGCACTTTCTTGTGCGAATGGTCAAGGCGTTGGAAGAAGAAGGAATGAGATGATGCTAACGAACATCGACGCGCTTGCGCGCGATTGGCTTGAAGCCAAGGCGGCAGAAGAAGCCGCGAAGGACCTCAGATACACCATCGAGGACCAAATCACCCAAGCCCTTGAGGTCAAGGACGAGGGTTCAATCACATACACCCTGGACGACCACAAGGTGACGCTGACCCAGCCGGTCACGCGGAAGGTTGATGACAAGAGGTGGCAGATGGTTTTGGACAAGTGTCCTGCCGCGCTGCACCCGATCAAAATGAAGATCGAAGCTGATGCCGCTGGCTGCAAGTGGCTGATGAACAACGAGCCGGAAATCTGGCGCAACATCGCAATCGCCTTCACCACCACGAAGGGCAAGATTGGCGTGAAAGTGGAGGTGGCGAAATGATTCTGAAACTTGACACCGAAGACGGGCAAGAGTTTGAGGTGGGATGTGGTTATGAATCCGGGGCAATTAGTGTGTTTGCGTCCGAATGGGACCCATTTGCCGAGGATGTGAAGCGCTGGGTTATATTGAGCGCAGATGAGGCGCGCGCGGTTATCGCACTTCTTGAGCACGCCATCACGGTTGCGGAAAAGGAGTGCCCCCTTGGCTATTGATCTCAAAACGCTGTCGAAACCGCGCGCCGACAGGCCCATCATTATGACGCTCTTCGGGGAAGGCGGCATGGGCAAAACCACGCTGGCGGCAATGTTCCCAAAGCCGGTCTTCATTCGAACCGAAGACGGCACGGCCAGCTTGGCCGGGAACGATGGGGTCAGCCTTTTTCCGCTGGCGAAATCCAGCAAGGACGTGCTGGACGCGATCGAGTCTTTGGCCACGCAGGAGCATGACTTCAAAACCATGGTTCTGGACAGCATCACGCAGCTTGCCACGCTGATTGAGCACGAAATCGTCGAGGCGGACCCGAAGGCGAAATCAATCAACCAGGCTGGGGGCGGCTACGGCGCCGGCTACAGCACGGCCGCGGAAAAGCACCGGACCATCCGGGAATGGGCCGGGGCGCTAGCTTACGAGCGCGGCATGAACGTGGTCTTCATTGGGCACGCGGACACCGAAACGCTGGACCTTCCGGACATGGACGCCTTCGGGCGCTACACGGTGCGGCTGCACAAGAAATCACTGCCGCACTACACCGACAACGTCGACGCGGTATGTATGATCAGGCTGAAAAGCTTTGTGCGCGGCGATGGCGATAAGAAGCGCGCCATCAGCACGGGCGAGCGGGAAATCATCTGCTACCCGCAGGCTTCCAGCGTCACGAAAAACCGGTTCGACATCACCCAGGCCCTGCCATTCACTTTTGACGGCGGGAACCCTTTCGAGAAATTTGCAGCGAAGTAAGGAGAACGACTATGGATCTGAATGGTTTCGACGCCTCAAAGGTAGACCCGATTGCCAGCTTTGAACCGCTTCCGGCTGGATGGTACAAGGCTGTCTTCACGGCATCCGAGGAAAAGCCGACCAAGGCGCAGACTGGCAGCTACCTGCAGCTAAACGCTGAGGTCATCGAGGGTCAGTATCAGGGGCGCAAAATGTTCGAGCGCCTGAACCTCAAGAACCCCAACGCGACCGCGGTGGAGATTGCCAACCGCACGCTGTCGGGCATCTGCCGGGCTGTCGGGGTCAACGCGCCGCGCCGGAGCGAGGAACTGCTGGACAAGCCTTTCATGATGAAGGTGTCTGTCAAGCCGGGCGACGCTCAATATGGGCCCAGCAACGAAATCAAGGAATACGCGGAGTGCGATGGTAAAGCCTCCACCCCCGCAGCACAGGCCAGCACATCCCCGCCCTGGCGGCGCTGAAACGTCCCTCAAGAAGCGCGTCCCTACGGGGGCGCGTCACTGGATGGATGGAGAGCAAAATGACGATCAGTGAACTAAAGGCAATCGTTGACAGCATTTATGATTTGCACGGGCCTGATGCGCGCACGAGTTTTATATATCAGCGCGCGTCTGGGCGCACTGGGCTGGGGCATATTACCAGCTACCGTGTCGGCGTAAGTAAATTGGGCGGTTCCATTCATTTCAACATCGATTATCCGCGCGGCGAGGCGGAATGATGGACATTGCAAACAACACGACGCCGGAAACAATCAAGCGCATCTTTGAGCACTACCAGAACAAAAGGAAGGGCGAGCACCGCCCACACCTGGGCGGCAGCCAGATCGGCCGGGAATGCGACCGGGCGCTTTGGTATCAGTTTCGCTGGGCTTGGACGCCGCACTTTGAGGGGCGCATGCTGCGCCTGTTTGAGACGGGCGACCGTGAGGAAGACCGGGTGGTTCGCAACCTGCGCGATGTGGGGGTGACGGTCTGGGACCGGGATCCGGACACGGGTCGGCAGGTGCGGTTTGAGGCGTGCGGCGGGCACTTTGCCTTGAGCCTCGATGGTGTTGGGGAGAACTTCCCCGAAAGCAAAAAGCCGCACACCCTTGAGTTCAAGACCATGAATACAAAGAGTTTTCGCAAGCTGTCCGAGGATGGGCTTGAGAAGTCCAACGCGATTTACTGGGCCCAATGCCAGATCGGAATGCACCTGTCAAAGCTGGAACGGTGCTATTTCTTTGCCGTGTGCAAAGAGACCGATGCCATCTACGGCGAGCGCATTCGGTATGATCCGGCACAGGGAATCAAGCTGGAAGCAAAGGCAAATCGGATCGTGTTTGCGCCGCTTCCGCCGCCAAGGATTACGGAGGACCCGAGCGATTGGCGGTGCAAATTCTGCCCGTATTTCGCCGTGTGCCAAGGCAACAAGATACCGGAAGTGCACTGCCGAACCTGCGCGCATGTCACGCCGGAAAACAATGGATCGTGGTCCTGTTCGCTGGGTAATAAGGTGGACAAGCCCTGCGCTAATCACCTTTTCATTCCGCAGATGATGCCGAAAGACTTGGAAGTTAAAGACGCGGGAACGGATTGGGTTGACTATCTGGATCAACTCACCGGACAAACCGAGCGCAATAAAAACAACAGCCAAGCCATGTTTGAGGGAAGAATGAAATGACGTTTGAACTGAGGGATTATCAAAAGGAAGCGGTTGAGGGCCTATACAGTTATTGGGCCAAGGGCGCGGGAAACCACCCATTAATAATTGCCCCAACTGGCTCAGGCAAGACGGCAATCATCGCGCAGATCGTTCGGGATGCCATGTCCTTCCCGAACACCAAGGTTTTGATTGTCAGCCACGTCAAGGAACTGCTTGAGCAGGGTGCCAAGGGTCTGCTGGCAATGTATCCAGAGGCGGATTTTGGCTTCTACAGCGCCAGCCTGCGCCAGAAGCGGCTGGACAGGCCCATCACCTTTGCCGGGATCCAGAGCGTTTGGGAGCGGGCGTTTGACATGATTCCGGCCCCGGACCTGGTGCTGATCGATGAAGCGCACATGCTGCCGAAGAACACCGAGACGCGCTACGGGCAATTCATCCGCGACCTGACCATATGCAATCCGCAGGTCAAGGTGGTTGGGTTGACGGCCACGCCATACCGGCTCGACAGTGGGTTCCTGCACAAGGGCAAAGGGGCGGTGTTCGACGGCATTGCCTACGATATCCCCGTGAGCAGGCTGATGGAGGAAGGGTGGCTTTCCACGGTTTACAGCAAGGGCGGGCTGAAGCAGATCGACCTGACCAATGTCGGCCGGCGTGGCGGTGAGTTCATTGAGAGCGAACTTGCGGCGGCCGCATCGGACCCGGAACTTGTGCGGGCCACGGTCGAAGAGATTTGCAGGCTGGGAGTGGATCGGAAGTCCTGGCTGATCTTTGCCAGCGGCATTGGGCACGCCAACATGCTGGCGGACGGGCTGCGCGACCTGGATATCGGTGCCGAGGTTGTGACCGGGTCCGACGACATGGCGGAGCGCGGGCGCAAGATTGCGGACTTCAAAAGCGGCAAGCTACGGGCGCTGGTCAACTGCAACGTGCTGACCACGGGATTTGATGCGCCCTCGGTGGATCTGGTTGCCTTGGTGCGCGCCACCGAATCGACGGGCCTTTACATTCAGATGGTGGGCCGCGGGACGCGCTTGGCGCCCGGCAAGGAGGATTGCCTCTTGCTTGACTACGGCGGGAACGTGGCGCGGCACGGATTTATCGACACGCCAAACCCGAAGAAGAACGGCGGCACGGGCGATGGCAAGGCGCCGGTCAAGGCGTGCCCCAGCTGCAATACCTTTTGCCACGCGGCCGTGCGGGTGTGCCCGGAGTGTGCGTTTGAGTTCCCGGCGCCGGAATTGAACCACGCGCCGAAATCATACGAAGGCGCGGTGCTATCCAACCAGGTCAAAATGGAATGGCTGGACGTGGACGATGTGTCCTACGGACGGTGGCAGAAAGAGGGAAAGCCTGACAGCATACGTGTGACCTACTATTGCGGCATGACGCGGATCAGCGAGTGGTTATGCCCTGACCATGGCGGATACGCAGCAAGCCGCTACACGGCCCGGAAATCGGCCCTGCGGGCGACCGCAGACGGTACGGACGCAGCACTGGCGGAATGCGCGTCCTGGGTGAAGCCCAGCAAGATCCGGGTGAAGCCAGACGGGAAGTATTTCCAGATTGTGCAGCTGGATTACGAGCAGAAAAAACCACCAGCAGAGACGGAACTGGACAGGGACCTGAAGGAAATGTTTGCAGATGACTTCTGAGCATGACGAGCAGGTGGGCTTGGTAAATTGGTTCCGCGCCAAGTTCCCCGGCGTTTTGATTTTTGCCATTCCGAACGGCGAGCACAGGGCAATCAGCACGGCCAAGCGGCTGAAGGCGGAGGGGGTGACGCCAGGCATCCCCGATCTGTTTATCCCCGAGTGGCTGCTGTGGATTGAAATGAAGAAGGCCAAGGGCGGGAGGGTGTCGCGCGAGCAAACAAACATGATCGGGTATCTGGAAGGGGTCGGCCACACGGTGGTGGTCGGCCTTGGTGCGCGGGACGCATCCGAAAGAATATTGATCCATGTGAATAAAAAGCTTGAAGATAAGAAGATTCGGGGGTAATTCTGGGATCGTAGGAAGAAAAAGGAACCCGACCAATGACCCAGCAGACAGAATTCTACATCATCACCGGCGACCACGGCCGCGCCGGCATGAGCGCCAGCGATCCGTGCTACAATCTGGACGACGCGGCGGATGCACTCGGCGAGGCAGAACGCCTGACGGGCCGCGACGCTCGCGCCATTTTTGTGGACCTTGCCAGCGGCACCAGCCGCGACGTGACCACAGACTGCCTTGCCGTCATCGCCAAGCGCCTTGAGGCCGCACAATGATCCGGGACATGATCGGCGTGGCCTGCCTGTTCGGCGGACTGTACCTGATGCTGATGATTGGCATGGGGGCGGGGCTGTGACACACCACCTACCCAACAAGTTCGCCGAATGGGACCAAGACCGCCTGCGGATTCTGTGGATGGCCGGCATCCCGCAATACCTGCGTAAGGAAAAGCTTCGGGATACGGACCCGGCCCGGCCCACGTCGCCGGAAGTGATCTTCGCCGTAGCAAAGCACTTGGACAATGCCCCCGACACACGCGGCGGGATTTGCCGGGCCCTGAAGATCGGCGAGAAGACGGCCGATCGGGCGCTGGGCAGCCTGCGGGACGAGGGGCGCCTGATCAAGACATACAACAGCACGCTGAAGCTGTGGTTTTACCGCTGTGTGGAGAAGCAAGAATGAGTGCGTATGAAGCCATCGGGAAGAGTGACGAATGGTACACGCCGAAATATGTGTTTGACGCGCTTGGCGTGCAATTCGATTTGGATGTTTCCGCACCGTTCGAAGGGCCGCTTCATGTTCCATGCAATGTCTGGATACACCAGAAAAGCCTGTCTGAAAGCTGGACCGGCTTTGTTTGGATGAACCCGCCATTTGGTAAGCGCATGGGCTTGGTGCCGTGGCTTGACAAGTTTTTCAGGCACGGCAACGGCATTGCGTTAACGCCAGACCGGACTTCGGCCCCGTGGTGGCAGGACGCGGCCCGGCGCACTGACGCAATGCTGATCGTAAACCACAAGATCAAGTTTGAAAGACCAGACGGCACGATCGGTAAATCTCCAGGTACGGGGACAACATTATTCGGGGTTGGGGAAAAGGCCATGACAGCATTTGGCAATGCGAACGGTCGGCTTGGTTTGGTTGCGAACATTCGTCGCGTGGAGAAGGAAGAATGAATGATGATGATCTGGCAAAGCGGCTACGGGATTTTGACCCAAATTGGGATACATGGGAAGTCGTTGAAGAAACTTCCAGCCGCATCGAGGCCTTGGAGGCAGAAAACGCGCGGCTGCGTGAAGCGCTGGAGCAAATCGCGGTGACGTGTCAGGAGGAAATTGAAGCTAGAACAGCGGGCATGTCAGAGCGAGGCTTGAAGGGGTATCGCATTTTGGCCCTGCTTCAACTTCCGCGCGACATGGCCCGCGCCGCCCTCACCGGAAAGGATACAACACCATGACCGCGCAAATCAAACAAATGCCACCCGTTCACATCGGCTACGCGCAAGCCAGGGTCATCCTGCGCCACCACCGGCTGCACGACCTGGACGCCATAGACGCCGCGTTTGAGGTTCTGGCGTACAGCCCGGATCCAGATGACAGGGCGCTGTGTCGTATCGTTGAGGACGAGTTGTGGCTGGTGCCGTCGCCTGGGGCTGGTGTCATCGTCATTACCATGATTGCCGTCGTGCTGACCTGTTTCGGGGTGGCGACGTTAGTAGGGAGGCTTGTGCTGTAATGCCTACCTGCGATTATTGCTGGACGCCGTACCAGACAGCGACCTGTCCGACCTGCGAGAAGGACCACAAGAGAATTGGTGGAATGCCTTACATCTCGCATGGCTCAAGGGGCCGCAAAAAAGGCAGGCCGACGCTGGATGCGCAGGAAGGCAACCGGCACGAGCATTTTGCCGACAGCAACCGATGGGAACCAAAATGAAATACCTTCTCCTGATCCTGCCCCTGGCAGCCTGCGGAACGCACGTCGAGCGCTGCGTTGTCTTGCCGCTGCCGCCAGAATGCTCTCAGGGCGGCGGTGGCGGGCTTGCGCTATTGGCGCGGGACGATGTGCCGCCGCGTCCAGAACCCGGCCCAGCGCCCGCTCCTGAGCCGCAGCCAGACCCCAAGCCGGACCCCAAGCCAGAGCCGCCGAAACCTGACCCGAAACCAGAGCCGCCCAAGCCCGATCCCAAGCCCGACCATGGAGACGATGACGATGACCGGGAAGAGCATCATGACGACGATGGACGAGACGATGACGAAGATCGAGGCGATGACGAAGGCGATCACGACGACCATTACACCGGCCCAGACCTCGACAGAGATTATGGCAAACGTGACCGGGAGCATGACGATGACTGACATGGAACCAGAAAACCCCGGCCCGCTGCTGAAGCACATGCGCGCCCAGAACGACGCGCTGCGGTGGGAAATCGTGCGGGAGATTGCGGACTTGCCGGAGGCTGACCTGCGCGGCGTGCTGCGGATGATTGCTGTTTGGAAGGGGCGCGGCAATGAGTGATGATCTGGTGACAAAAGTGAAAATGGCGCTTGAGTCTGATTCAACCCCGCGCGTTTTCCACATCCGTTCCGTAGATGCGCTTGCGCTTGTTTCCTGCATCAAATCCCTGACCGCAGAGCGTGACCGGCTGCGGGCGCTTGTATGGGCTGCGTTGGACGCTTGGGATATCCAAGATAAAGACGGCGGCCCGATGGGTGATCATTGGGTGTCAGATGCCCGCGCTGCGCTGAAGGGAGAGACGCCATGACTGATGAAGAACTGACCGCAGTCCTCAGGTGGCGAGGAACCTCTTTGCAGGAAGGTGTTTTTTTCGCCGCCGCCGCCCGAATTGAGCAAATCACCGCAGAGCGTGACGAGGCGTGGGCTTATATGTCCGCTCTGCAAGGCGACCTGTATGACGCCATTATGATAAAGGCAGAGCGTGACAGGTTGCGGGATGCGCTGGAGTACATCCTCGCTGAATGTACCTTGAGCGACAACACCATGCCGTCAGTTGGAGCCATCAAGTACGCTGCACGCGAAGCGCTGAAGGGAGACAGCCAATGACTGATGAACTGGTGAAGCGGCACGGCGAGCAACTGCGTATGACTGGCGGCGATCTGGCGGACTTGTGCCAACCGATTGCTGATGCCATCGAAGCCCTGACCGCCGAGCGCGACAGCCTGTTAGCTGGTCATCGCATCCTGAATATTGATGGGGCTAGGCTTGAAGACCGAGCCAAGGCCGCAGAGGCAGAGCGTGACCGGCTGCGGTGCGGCATTGAATATGTCCTCGACGGCTACGGCCTTGATGGGCCGGATTATCGGTTCCCGTATGGGGAAGAAGATGCCGACTGGATCACCGACCACCTGATCGCCGTGATGAAGGGAGAGACGCCATGAGTGACGCAGTAAGTCGTGAGGCTGTGCTTAAAGCCGTATATGATTGGGAAGAAGACTGGAACTCTATTTATAGCGCAGTTCTACACCTTCCTGCCATGAGTGCGAAGCACGACTTCGCGCAGCTTGAAGCCCTGACCGCAGAGCGTGACCGGCTGCGGGCGAAACTGGCTGATGCCGCAGTGGCATTGGACGCAGCGGGCATGGAACTGAGCGACTTTGCCAACTGCCTTTCAAGAGAGCCGTGGGCGGCGTGTTTGGCATACGAAGCCGCGATTGACGCACGCGCCGCGCTGAAGGGGGAGACGCCATGAGTGATGAACTGGTGGAGCGTCTGCGAGGTATCATCGTACAGGTGTCAGCCGAGCGGGACAGGCTGAAGGCGTCCAACATGCGGCTGTCGGGCGCGCTTTACGACATGACCGCAGAGCGGGACAGGCTGTGGGAAGCTTTGACGGACGCAAGAGAGGCGTGGGATAATCACATGGAATACGGTGAACCCATGCAGGGATGGTGGGTTGCAGACGCCAGCGCTGCGCTGAAGGGAGAGACGACATGAGTGACCGCAAATGGTATCTTAGCATCGAGCAAGCCATCGATGAAATGCGCGACTTGGTGCGTTGCCGCTGTCATCCGGCCTTCAAAGAGCGTGGGCTGCACGACCCAGACTGTAACTGCGACAGCGCAGAAGCGGTGGAAGTCCTCGCCCATTTTTGTCTGAAGGGAGGCAGCAATGAGTGACCTTCTGCCATGCCCGTTCTGCGGGGGTGAAGCTTCTATGATTATTGAATTTCCGGATGGCACGGCGATCTCTGTTGGATGTTATAGCGGTAATTGCGCGATGGAGCCGTACACTTGGAACCCATCGGAAGCCGAAGCCATTGCCGCATGGAACCGCCGCGCCCTTCCCGCCGAGCGGCATCTGCGTGACATTGCCGATCGGGTGGCGAAATGAATATCGCATGGCACTTCACAGGGTCCACCCTTCGGGACGGTTCCCCCATCCCGGCAATCGGCCAGACGCTGATTTTCCCCGGCAAGATTGAGATTTGCAAGGCGGGGTATCACTGGTCGCGCCGACCGTCTCAGGCTTTGAAATATGCCCCCGGCCCGATGCTGCATAAGGTCAGCTATGGCGGGGTCGTCGCGGAACAATCGGAAAAGGGCGTTTCGTCCGAACGCACCATTTTTGCCAGCATTGACGCGACACACCTGCTGCGGCGCTTTGCTGCCGATCAAGCCCTTGGCGTAGCGCACCTTTGGGACATGCCGGGAATTGTCCGCGAATATCTGACAACCCTTGATGAAAGCAAAAGGACTGCGGCGTGGGATGCGGCGTGGGATGCGGCGCGGGATGCGGCGTGGGCTGCGGCACGGGATGCGGCGTGGGCTGCGGCGAGGGAGGCGGCACGGGCGGCGGCACGGGCGGCGGCGTGGGCGGCGGCGGGGGAGGCGGCGAGGGCTGTGGCGGGGGCTGAATTTGACCGCCGCGTCTACGCTGCTTTCGAAACAGAGGCAGCAGAATGACGTGGGGCGACGCCATCCGCGCCCTTCCCGCCGTGCAGCCCGATGCCCGCATCAAGGAGTACGAAGAGGCATATCAGTATGCTTTGCACCTCGCTGAGGCGCTGCGGGAGAACTACCCGCCGAACCCAGACTTCCGGTTTCTCGGTGATCTGGTTGGCTTGCTGACGCAGATCGACAACATGGTCGCTGGCTTGTCTCAGCCCGACGCCCGAGAGGCGGCGCTGCGTGAGGCGATGGAGGCGGTCAATGCAAAGTGGCGGTCAGGCGCGGCAGATACACCGGACGAAATGCGTGGCCTAGCACTGGCGGAAGCAGCCATCCTCGCCATGATCGACAAGCCCGCTCACGTTAACGAAACGCCGAAAAGCGGACATGACGCCGGGAACATGTTAACGCCCGCCACGGAAGAAGGTGACGCATGACTGACATCAAGTCTCACCTTGCCAACCTGGCAAATATCGCCCGCGGGCCGATGATGAACTGGACCCACCTGGCCGACGTGGCCACCGACGCCATCGACAGGATCGCCTCCCTGGAGGCCCACGTCAGGTTCCTCGAACGCAAGGCCGTGGATCCTGTCCCAAACAATAAACGAAGCCCGATGGAGCATGAACATGACGAAGAAGAGTGAGACGGTTATTCAGCACGCAGCGCGCCTGCATAATGCCAAGCTGGACACTGAGGTAATCGCCGAACGCATGGGCGTTGGACAAAGAACGGTCAATGGCTACATCAGCAAAGCCAGGGCGGCCGGCCTGATTGAAAGCCCGATCGGCGGCAATATGGGTTGCCTGCTGCGATCCCTGCCGCCGGAAGTGCGTCATTGGCTGGAGGCGCAAGTCCCGCCTGGCAGCACGATCACCGAGATGATCGGCGCCATTATCGCGGACGCGTATTACGAAGAAAACCATGTTGCATACCCAGACACGGGTATGTAATTATGCCAACGCAGGGGCGCCGGAACTCAGGTTTCGTTTTGGTCGAGTGCTAACCGAATGCGCCACATTCTTTGGAATCAACCAGCCCCTGCGAACTTCCTTTAAATATCCGCCGGCACCGCCGTCAGCCCCATAGCCGCCAGCGCCTCCACACCGTCCATTCCGCCGATAGCCGTCAGCGCACCCGGAGCAGCCAGCACAGGCTCCACAGCGTACACCAGAGCCGCCTGCGCGCGTTCCGCAGCTACCATGTCGATGATCTCGTCAGCGTCCCATGCAGGGCGCACAAGCGGGGCCTGAGCGAAGGTTATCCACTCGTCACGGGCCTCAAAGCTGGCTGCGGCGTAGAGGTTGCCGTCCGGGTCCACCCAGTTGAGGCCACGGTAGGTCTGCCCGTCAGCTTCGGATTGCCCGAGGCACATGGCGTAGTTGTTCGCATCGCTGACGAGGGCTTCGGGTGCGGCGGCTGTTATGCGGCTCATAGCGAAATCCCTGTCTTACCCGCGACCCAAGTCTCGGTGTTGGTGATGACCCCGGCGTCGAGGTTCGCGCCGAAGCGGGTGATGAGAGAGTAAACATTCCCCTTGAAGGGCAAGGCGCTGCCGCCCCGGCGACCGATGTAGAGCGGGTATGCGAGGAAGTTTCCCGTGCCTTGGTCGGATGCGCTGGACGCGGCCTGGGTGCCGTTGACACGCAGGATTGCGCTGTCGGATGCAATGTCGCTGGTTCCAGAAAGAACACTTACCGAAGTGACAGTGCCAGATGCGGCTTCTGCATAAGAGGTGCCACCTGTGCGCCAAGAGAAGTTTTGCGCGCCACCACGCGGGGCATAAACCCTAAATGTCCCGCTAAACAGCGCCGTGCTGCTTTCAATGAGAATTGCCTCTGCCGCATCGCTCGACTTCCGCACCCCCGCGAACACCTGCGCCTTATCCACCCCCGGCGTGATCGTGCCGGTGACCATTCCGTCGTCAACCCCGTCGAAGCTGAGATACGACAGCGACTGCACCCCGACTTCGGTCACATCGTACTGCGTGGTAACTTTCTGGTAGGCGGTGGCGGTGGAGCCGGTTTCGAGTTGAGCGCGATTAAAGACCGCAGACCCAGTTGCACTTGCAGAAATTGTAGACCCGTCGCTGCTTCCAGCGGGGAATATGTCTAAACGAATACTGGTGGCCGTTTGTGAAGTGCCGAAGGAGACACGCCAAAATGTCCCCAAGTCTTGCACTGTCGGGGACAGAGCCAGATCAGAGTACGCCTGCACAACTGCGCCCGTGGTTGTATTTACAATCAAGCCCCTAGCCGGTCCAATCGTCCCGCCTATTCCGACCACCTGAAGAAGGGGGTAGTTTGTAGGAGCGCCCGTGGTTTTCAGGACATCAATAGATGCAAATGCGTTATTTGCTGGGTTGTTTGTAATTGTTCTGTCTAACCCTTGGAACGATCCCGTATTTGTGTCGTTCATTAGCCACCCGCCGCTGGATTGCGTAGGTGTCGCCATTGAGCCTTTAATGGTCCAATATGCGTTAGAGAGTTCTTCAGCCCGTTCAAACAAATTCCGCCGCCCCCCCAGTGGCACCACACCGTATGTCGGGCGGCTTGCTGCGGTGGCTTGGGTTGCGTGAAAGCCGGGGAGTTCGCGGACGCTGATGTTGTCGAGAGTAAACGTCCCCGCTCCCACGGCTTGAAAGACCAGCCACCCCGTTCCCGTCCAAGACGACCTGAATATAAAGGTAGTATTGCTTGGAGACCCCCAGACAGCGATGGTGCTCTGAAAGAAAGTCCCACCCGTAAATACTTCTCGCATCAAAACATCTACTTGAGGAGTGGTTTTGGAAACTGCTTGAATTGATATTACATACGTCCGCCCCGAAACTAACGTCATGGACGTGCCGCAACCCCCAAAAGAATTGGTGGCTGGAGGTATATTCGCGTTGACTACCAGTTGGCCGCTGGAGACAGACAGGGCCGCACCGTCTTTAGCCGTCCAACCCGTTACAGTAGGCCCTGCGGTGTCAGCGGGGAACGTCCCATTCGTGACAAGCTCCGCCCCCAACTCCAGCCCCTTCGACTTATCCAGCATCAGCGCCACGGTGTTGCCCGGCGTCGTCACGGGGGTGGTGCCAGCGGTGTCGGTGAAGAGGGTCGTGAGGTCGCTGGGGTCGTACCAGACGCCGGGTTCGGCGAGGGCGAAGAGGGTGGAGGGGGAGAAGGCGGGGGCAGGCCCACCGCCGCCCCGCCGCCGACGATTGAGAAGGACGAGCGGCATATTCATAGGATCAACCCCGCAGGATGACGGTCACGGTCACGTTGTCGGCAGTCCCGCCCGAGGACGTGGGCTTCAGATACAGCGCAGCCGTCGAGAACTCACGCATACCGGCAGCCGTCAGCGAAATGTCAGCCCCCGCGCTGTCTTTCAGCGTGACATAGTTCGTGCCGTCGTTCGACACCTGCAGCGTAATCGTAGCCCCGCCGAACGTGCCGGTGACCTGCACGGACCCGGCCAGGCCCTGCATGTTCTGCACCTTCACCGGCACAGACGTGTCGGCCGTGCTGTAATCCGTCCAGCGATACGCCGCCGCCTGAATTTGCTGCTCGACCGTGGTAGGGATAATCGTCGCCATTTGCCTTGATCCTTACTTGGCCTGGAAGCGGCCTAGGTTGCCATTCCACACCCGGAAATGTGCGTTGTCCGGGTTATTCAATTCCTTATGCACGACTTCCCGCATCGCGCCGTGGTCGTCCACGCGGACGCCGTGCTTCTTCGCCCACTCCGACCACATTTTCATCGGGATGTTCGCCACCAGCCGGCTCTCGCCCATGTTCCAGGCTTCCGCGGACTGCAGGGCCTTCGACTTTTCCGCTATCGGGGTGAAGTCGTGCGTCTGCTGAATGTGCAGCGTCCCGTCCTCGACCGTCATTTGTTCCGATAACTTCATACGTCAGCCCCTCGTCTGCCTTGCACGCCTTCTGCGCATCGCCGAGGCGGAGTATATCACCTTGATTGGTTTTTACCCAGACCTGCGTCATATCATATTCCCATGGTGTTGGGGGCGAGTTTCCCCGCCCCCGCCGTTATCAGGACACTGCGGCCGAGAACGGGGTCGCCTCAGCGCCGGTCGAAACCAGCGATCCGCGAACCATCCAGATGCCGGAGGCCACGTCCTGCAGTTCGACCATCGACCCGCGCACGCCACCGGTGGTGGAGCCGCTCATGGTGATGGTGTCGCTGTCGGCAGCGGTCGGGCACGTCACGCCAGCAATGTCGGTCGCGATCGACACAGCGCCCTGGATCACGTCGGAGGCCGAAGCCACACGGATGACGTGCGAACCCGAGGACACGGTGGTGCCCACGAAGATCGTGTAGGTGGCGCCCGAACCCGTGGCGGCCGGCAGGGTAACGATCCGACCGGT